AAGTTTGTTATTTGATATAGTAGTAGCTAATGCAGAGTTTAAACCTAATACTACTTTACTAATTCTTTTAGGTTTACCTTGTAAAGAACCAGTTGTTACTACTGTTTCTACTGGCATAGTTTCTACTTCTACATCATAATCATATCCTACTGTAATAGTTGTAGTATCGAATCCAGAAGACAGTTCTAATACACCACCACTAGTTACTGCAAATGTACCCATATGATAATCACCACTACGTACATTTACAGTTTTACTAGCATAATTACTTAGTCCTGTAAATGTAGTACCAGCACTTCCTATTGTAAAAGTACTTGAATGATCTAATGTATTTTCTTCTGTTCCCATTTCTTCTATATAATAAGTTGAATTCCTATATACTGTAAAGAATAATCTACTTCCTACTGCTTCTATACTTTTAAATGTAGCACCTGTTGTTGTTTTCCATTCTGTCCAACCAGCTAATTTTTCAGAACGAACTGCATGAAACACACCAGCAGTACCATCTGTGTTTATAAATATTGCATAAGATTCTGGTCGTTCTGCTGTACCTTGTAATATAGTCATGTCTATTGGAGTATTTATTAAATGACTAGCTAATACACTAATGTTTGTAGCTGAGTAAGATAATTCTAAATCTGTAAATAATAATTCTCTTACTGCTCTACCATGCTTTTGTACAAACAAAGCACCACCTTCTAATGTTTTTATATTTACATGACTACATCCATGTGTAGTTTGTCTACGTGCTGTAAAATTACTAGGAGTTAAAACAGATTGTGTAGCTTGTGGAGCAAAAAATTCTCCATTAGCTGTAAATATAAGTAAATGTCTATTAGATTGTAAATGTCTTATGTCAGCTACTTGTGATGCACCGATAGAAGATTGTATGCTATCTGCATCATCTGATTCACCAAGATCAAAATTAAAATATTGATCTACTTTAGATGCCCATAACCAATCTGGTAAACTTGATGAACCACCAAACCACAACCTACCATCATGAAATGTTGCTGAAGCTGGATAACCTCTTACTGTACTAAAAACTTGTTCTTGCCATTCTGTATTTGCTTGATTTGGACTTGTAATAAATACAGCAGTTCCACCACCAGCATCAGTGTTATCTGCATTAGTAGATCCACCAGCAGTGAAACTATAACTATCTTCATTTAATACTGTTATGGTTCTTGCTCCGTTAATATTACCAGCAGTAATTGTATCTACTGTATTAGCACCAGCTATAGTAACACTTGCATTATTTGTTAATCCATGTAAAGGATCATTTACAGTAATTGTTTTTGTACCTACTGCTGTAGTAAAAGGGTCATTGATTAATTTTTTTTTCAATGTGCCTTCTATTGTAGCTGTAACTGTAGTTGCATTTGTGTGTCCTGTAATTTCTAAAGTAGTATTTTCTATTTTAATATAAGAACCTACATAATCAGCATTAAAATGATCTGCACTAGATGTAATTGTTACTGATCCTGTAGTACCACTTGATGATAATGTTACTGCACTAGATGCAAATTTATAATATGGTTGGTATACATTTTCTGTATCAGTATCAAAAGCAAAGTTAGATCTACTAAATGCTGTAAGACTTGTTCTTGTTATAACTTGTGTTGCCATACTAGGATGAGTAATAATCATAGTATCACCAGCTTGTGTAAATTGCATTTCAAATAAAATAGATGTTCCCCAAGGACATGATGTAATAGTTTGCGTTAAACTATCGTTTCCTAAATAATATATATCTACTCTTGTATTACTAAATGCACATATATACTGTTCATTATCATCAAAATCAAAACCTACTAGTCTAGCATTGCCAGGTAAACTTGCATATCGTTTTGTACCATTACGTCTTTTAAAACCACCTTGTGAAAACAAAGATACATTTTGCATTTTCTTTGCTCCATTTGTATAGGCAGTAGTATCACTACGCAAGTTCATCATAGGATCTAATTCACCAGCCTGAAAAGTTGTTTTTAATTGTCTTAGTATTGCTCTAGTTTTTGCCACACTTACTCCACAGTTCCAGTAATATTACCAAGTCCTGTTGAGTTACGAGTATTAGTGAATCTAGTAGTACGTAACCTACTGGATGTTCTTTGTTGTGCATCTAAGTTTTTAGCTAAAGCTATTTGTCTTTGTGATTTTACTTCTAATGAATCTGATAGTGATGTATTTTGTGCTACAGCAAAAGCAAATATAGAAGCTAGTACTAATTCTGCTGAGAATATAAAATATGGTGGAAAGAATACTTCAGGATTTGTTGCTGACTCATCATAAAAAGTATAATCTGCATACACAGTATCAGAAGATACTGCATCATTATAAACCATATCTCCGTATCTTTCAAATTTTATAGGTGTATCATTTACAAACACACCATGTAATCCTACTAAATCTGATGGTAATTGATATGCTGAATCCCATCTATGATCTGGTGCATCAGTTAATCTTGAAAGTTGTGCTTGTTTACTAGCAAACCTCCAACGATAACTTGATAACATATTTTTAATTGTATCTAAGTACAAGTTACTTGCTACTGTACTTTCTGTTGTGCCATCTGAAAAAGAACTAATAGGACTTGCTCCTATCATTACTAATGCTCTTGCACATATATCTATCTTTGTTGTCGCCATATAATGTTAGGGGGAGTTTCCTCCCCCTACTCCATTAAGTACCGTTAGTTGTTGTAACAGTTGCCGCACCTGTCGCACTTGTTACGACTAATACATCTACTGTTTCTGTACCACCTGTTGCACCGACTGCTATAATAACATCATGTTCTTTTAGCTCGTTGGTTGAACTACTAAAGTAGCCACTTCCAACAATAGTACTGACTGCATCAGTAGATTTGTATATCCAAAGTCCAGGGTTAGCACCACCGACTTTAAACAATGAAGTTGCTGTATAAGCCATGTTTACCCCCTATTCAGTTATTTGCACTTCAAAGACTGCGTTATCGTCAATTAAGACAACACCCAAACTCATATATGCTGTTATTAAATTAGACACTCTTTCTGGAATGTAGTTGATTTCTGTGGTTACATCTGCACCCATAGCTACACCTACTCCAGATCTGTGATATGCAAAACATTGTCTTCTACCACCTGTTACTGGTAGTCCACTATGTGTCATCCACAAGAATCCAAGCCATCTTTTAGCAACCATACCACCTTTGTATGGAAGTTCATCTGGTCCAATGAAGTCTGCATCAGCAAACGCATTGATTGCTAATAGATCAATCCAACCATCAGGTGATACTACAAAGTATCTATCACCATCATCAGGTATATCGCCTTCACCCATTGATCCAAATACACCATTTATCTTAGCTAGTGTTAAACCCTCTGAGTCAGAGTTACCTGATAGGTTTGATGTTCCATCAAGAGCAGTAGTAATTAGTTCGTCAGTCTTTCTTCCTAACGCACCAGCACTACTCTGTGCTACTACCATTCTTTCATCAATGTTGGTTTTTAGTTCGTCTAGTCTATCGACATAGTCAGCACTAAAGAAATCTTGTAGTGTAACTGTTACGTTTGTATGGTCGATATTCATGATCGGCACTTGTCCATGTCTTGATTTTTGGACAGCAGAGCCTTTTCCTACTTTTTGAAAAACTGCTTGATTACCATTCACACTTGGTTTTTGTCTGATGGTGTCTTTAAGTTTTGATCCCATTCGCTGATAAGCCATGTGAACATCACTCTCAAACTGTTTTATAAAAGCAGTGCTTATTCCTATAGACATAAGTCCTCCTTATTAAGTTAAAAAAGTTTCACCGAGTTTATCCAGCCTATCTTTGTAAGGTTATCCAAATGGGCAATACTTCAATACTCTGGGACTGCTATATAAATCTATATATTATATTAATGTTTTTTGCAACGAGAAAATTTTACAAAACTTAAATTATTATTTTTTGTAATCTTAGAATCAAAGGTACAATTAAGATGTTTAAGAAGTTTTACTGCTTTTTCATTACCAGTATGTACATAATTGTACATATATTCATAAGGTTGCTGTAAAAAATCTACGTATTTTCTACTTAATAATGCTAGTTTTAAAGGTTTTGTATATGCTTTTTTAGTAGCTAACATCCATAATCTTGCTACACCTATACTTTCTCCTATAGTTCCACCACACAAAACAGGTTCTTTATCAAAGAATAATGTAAATGTTTGTGCATTTGTACAAGTAAAAGGGTAAAGCATAGACTCTATAGGTTTAGATCCTACAGCATCTAACTCTATAATGTCTTCCATTCGCATATTGTTTCCAATATATCTAGCATCTTTTTCTGTACTTGGTCTTACTTCAATAATCATTTATATAATTTTTCAAATGCTGAGTCTATCTGTCTTATATAAGTTTCATCTCTACTAGGTGCGTGCCAATATCTTCTGTCCTTCATCATCTCTTGTAAGTCTTCTTTTGTTTTACCAGCAATAAAATTATCAGGAGTTTGTGTTATAGTATTTTGTAACATACCCATAATTTTTTCTACTGCTTCTACACCTTGTGAAGTAGAACACATCATTTCTAACATAGGTCTTTGTCCTTCATCAAAATTTTTATTTACCCACAAACTTACAGCTTCAATACGTTGATTTGCATTTTCACCTAGCTTTTTCTTTTCGCCTTCTATATCTACTTGTGGTTGGCTTTGTATAAATAAGTCTATTCCTTTATCAAATGCTTCTTGACTTAGCTTATTATCTTTACAATAAGTTTTCCATCCATCCATAAGAGGTGTTTCTGTTTCATATGTGTCTGGTATTTCTGGTAATACATAAGCTTCAGGCACAGCTTTAAGAGTTTCTTCTTCTAATTGTGTCTTTATTTCTGTAGTTAAGTCTTCTTTTTTCTTACCAATATAAGTTTCAGCTTCAGTATAAGACTTTGCTAGTCCTTCATAATCAGGGTTACCATCTTTAAAAAACTTCTCTGGTAACCATTCTGGTCTTTCTGCTACTTCTCCTACTTCATCTTTTGCTTCTTGTTCGCTATTTATTAGGCTTTCTTGATCGCTCATTTTTACCTTCCTTTATTCGTTGTTCAATAATACCAACTAGAAATCTCATACCTTCTCTTGCTCTTAACTCTTGATCAGATATATTAAATCCAGCTACACTTTCTATAGTAATAGATCTTAAATATTTAAGTGTTAACATTCCAGCATCAGTTACAAAACAAGATAATAAAGTTTCATTTAATCTTTTTTCTTGTTCAGTACTTCTACGTATTCCATCTATACTAACTTGGGGGAGTTTCTTGTCCATCATCTTGTGCCATTTGTCCTTGTTGTTGTTGCATCATTTGCTGTGCTTGTTGCATTTGTTGCATTATTTGGTTCATTTCCTCTTTTGATCTTGTAAGTTTTGCTGGTATTCCAAATTTTTCTGCTAAATATTTAGTAGCTTCATTACTATCTACCAATAAATTTATTAGTTGTGGTCCAAATCTAGCACCAATTAATTCTAAAAATCTATTAAATCCATTAATATCTTGGTTAGCTTGTGCTTGTGCTAGTGGAGAAGTAGACTGTATTTTTATTTCTCTACCATTTACTGTTGGTATATTTATTCTGCCTTGTTTCTTTAAAATATGTATCACTCTTTGTAACACTGGAGTTACCATCTCTGCTTGCAGTCTACCAAATGATGAACCTATTTGTCTTGATAGATCAGCCATACGTTCTGCTACTTCTGTAGCTGACATTGGTGTACGATTAGGGTCACCTAACATTTCATTATACAATGCTCGTTTAATATTCTGTCGCATATCTTTTAATACAAGATCAGCTACATTAAAGTTACCAGCATTTTTAATTGGCTCTAATCCTCGAGAAGATGGAGAACGTGGAATGATAGTTCCTGGTAATAGTTGAATTGTATCTACATTTATTATTCCATCATCTTCCATTTGATACATACCAGATATTGCCATCTGTGCATTTTCTAATATCATTTCTATTACAAGGTTACAGGTCTTTATTGCTGGCATAGAATTTAAAAGTGGTCCACGACCATACACTTCACCAGCGGCTTTACTCCAACGAAAGACTACATATGGGTTTGATCCTTCACCTGTAAATTGTTCTTGAACATATATATGTTGAGGGTTTGTACCAAATACTGTAAAGTCATTCATTTCTACATTTGGTTTACTATAGTTTCTTGATACACATTCTATTAATTGTACAAACATATCGTTACCATTTTGTAACTGTCTAGTTATTTCTGCTGGTACATTTGCTTGTGGATAAATTAATTGAATATTAGATGCTTTTATTTTTCTTGTTCTATAAACTGTGTCTATAATATCATTCGGTCCTGTATCTAATGTAAGTCTTGATAAAGGGACAGCAGTAAATTTTATAGGCTTTATTGCATCTCCTTCTTCTATTAACATTGCTCCTGTTCCTACAGCTAAATCTAAGAATGATTCATGTATTTCTTGTGCAAAGTTTGAGTTCTGTAATATTTCAAATACATAATTTGTTACACCATCTAATGATTCATTTACTTCATTACGATCTTCTGATGGTATTTCACTACCAGCTATAAGTTCTGCCCATCTTGCATAGTTAGGAACAATACCAGCTTGTAATCGTGATGCAAATTCTTGTACACCAACCACAGCAGTTTCATCAAATATCTTATCAGTTTTAGTTTGCCCAGCAGATGTAGGATAAAAACTTTCTCTTGCTGGCATACTGTATTCAAAACATTCTTCGAAGGTAGGTCTCCACAACTCTTTTATACTTTCTGCTCTTTTATATCTAGCTAACATATTTTCTAAGCTAGACATTTCTTTCAGTATGGGTTGAGGAATTAATGCTACCATTATATCTGTTTAATTATTATTGTTGCTAACATTACCATAATAACACCACTAAAAGCAATAAAGATTGTTTCTAATCTTTTTACTCTGCTTATAATTTCTAGCCATCTTTCTGTACATACAGCTTCATGTGTATCTAAATGTGCTTGTATCTTTTGTGCATCTGGTTTCATATTAACTTAAAGTTGTATTATTAGTAGTATTAGAAAGATATCCACCACCACTTGATGTTAGTAAACTTCTTCTACCGAAGCCAGCTTGTATTTGTTTCTTTCTAGCTTTACTTGCTTCTGATTGATCGCTTAAATTTTGATCTCTTATTTCACCTTCTCTAATAGCTATAGATGGATCAGGTTTAGATGGAGGTGGTAATACTACTCTTGGAGGTGATTTAAATAATCCTGAACACATAATAATTCCTTTCTATAATCTTGATCTAATATCGAATACGTTCCACTTCTTTCGTATACTCTTTTTTGGTGCTTTTGTAAAGACATCAAAATTAGTTTTTGCTTGTACTACTTTAGACTGTAATGAACTTTTAGTAATTTGCCTACCTTCTCCAGCACCTAATAATAAATATTGTAGTGCATCATGTACGTGTGAGTAGTGATTTTTGTCTGGTTTTTCTGTGTATCGTTCACCAGATACTTGCATACGTTTGTACTGATACCCACCTTCAAATCCTTTAATTAAATGTTTACAGCTTTTATCAATTAACAACCCTGACTTACCTTCTAACAATCGCATCAATGGTGCAGTTACAGATTCTATTCTTAATGATACATCATTGGATGGTGCTGGAATGGCACGAATACCAGCACCACGTAGTATTTGGAATGGAGTAGACTCATCAGTCTGTGCTCTATAATCTCCAGCTGGATCTCCAAATATTCGTGCTACTGGTATGTTGGGAAATTTACTTACCATTTCTTGTCTAAGTAGTTCCCCAAATCGCACCATACCCATATCTTGTGCTACGATCTCGTGTAGTATTAACCATCTCCCTCGGACTTGTTGTGCAAATACACAAGCTGGAGTTAAACCAAAGTCGATACCTATATAGTATGGAACTTCGGCTGGTATTATTGGTTGCTTGGCAACGTGTAAGTCTGAAGCAAATTGTTTGTATACAGGTTTACCGTCTTCGATTGAACCTAATCTATTCATTACATACACATCAATCCATGACTTTGTCTTTCCTCTAATAATAGAAGAATAGTAATCTCGCATTAGATTATTTCTATTCTCTGCATCTGGATTACTTATATAGTTTTCTACTTCTTGATCTGAGTTTCTTTTTTCTAACATACCTGGTGGTTGTGTAAAAAATTTCCAGTTATCAGGTTTGACTAACATCATCACTTCTTCTCGTGATAGATGTTCTGGTGGTGGTGCATCTCCACTCATC